ACTGGTATTCCTATCAATCGAAGCGTTATCATGATTGCTGTTGAAGGCGATGACCCACAGATATTCATTGAGAGGCGTGACAACTTTGTTCCGTTACTACTCAAAGCAAGAGATATCTGGGAATCTGAAAATAACTCTTGACATTTATCACTGATTATAGTATAAATAATACTGTTCGATGAAACGAGCTAAAAGGTATGCAGGACGCGGCTTCGAAGCCGCCACCTCCACCATCCCATACGTTATTCTTATGGGGGTGAAATGGGATCGACTGGTATTGAATAGGTAAGTGGAGAACAGGTGCGGAAGCCACCTATGAGACGGACGGGCAGTCCCATCCGCAAGAGCGCAACAAACTCGTAAATGCAAACGATAACAATGCATATGAAGGCTACGCTCTAGCAGCTTAGTTTTTCGGGGTCAGGGGACGCCTAGCAACAGAAGTCCCCAACTACTTTATTATGAAAGGTTATATTATGCAAAAATTTATTCACGATAGTTGGAACTATATCTTCAGTCACGATATGAGTCCGCTCAAAAATATCCCCGATGTAAATACACGACATATGATTCTACAAATCCTTGCTTGGATGTGGGTCGTCGCTTTCAGTATTATGATTGGTAGTTGGACTGGCTTTCTAGCTTCTGCTGTTGGTCACATTGCAATCTTAGCAGCACTAGCTGTTACAGTCGGCACTTATGCTGAGGCTCAGCGTAATCCAAATATCTTTACACATGCTGCTGGTCGTCGCGCTGACGGGGAACACGAATAGATGAAGTTTCTTGACTCAGTTATGGCAATACTGGTTTCCGTTTCTACGAATCCACCACTGCCGAATGAGTATGGTTATGATATTGTTACGCAGCCACAGCTTGCTTGCTTAACACAAAATATCTACCATGAAGCGAGAAACGAATCTACAGCAGGATGGATCGCTGTTGCTGATGTTACAATGAATCGTGTCAAATCAGATGCTTTCCCCAATACAATTTGTGAGGTTGTTTACGAAAGTCCCCATTACGAAAGTTCGGTGAGTGGAAAACTCTACCCATACAAGAACCGATGTCAGTTTTCTTGGTATTGTGATGGTAAACCTGATAACATAAAAAATATGAAGAAATATTTGCAAATTTATAGTGTCGCTAAGATGACATATAAGAACGAACTTGATATTACTGATGGTGCTTTATTTTATCATGCTGACTATGTTAAACCTCGTTGGGCAGAAACGATGAATATTACTGCTCGTATTGATAACCATATCTTTTATAAGCCGAAGAAATGATGCATATTGTAGTTACAGGTGGTTGTGGCTTTATCGGAGGTCACTTAGTAGAAAAACTTGCGATGCAAGGTTATCAAGTTACTGTTGTTGATGATAAGCGAAATGGTAAGTTTGTTACACATCAGCCTAATGTTGATTATATCTTTGAAGATGTTTGTAACTACATGCCGCCGCCATGTGATGCAATTATTCATTTAGCAAATACACCAAGAGTTCGTCTATCATTCGAGCAACCTGTTGATGCTATCTTGAATAATATTGGACCAACAACTCATGTAGCTGAATGGGCAGCGACTTATAACTGCCCACTTTACTTTGCTCAATCTTCAAGTGCATTATACAGCGAACCACATTCAAACCCATATACATTTGGTAAGGCAATGAGTGAAGAACTTCTACACTTCTATAAAAAGCATTGGGGTATGAAGTTTCATCTGCTATATTTCTATAATGTGTATGGACCAAGAGAAGCAGATTATGGAGAGCATAGCACAGTAGTTCGTGCCTTTAAAAACCAAATCGAAAAGGGTGAGAGCCTAAAAGTATTTGGGACAGGATTAAAGTCAAGAGATTTTACTCATGTTGAAGATGTCACAACTGGTATAATGAAACTATTATCCTCACCAAAGAAACCAACGCAGGTTCATTTCGGATCTTCTTTCCCATACAGCGTTTTAGAAATCGCTGAGGCATTTGATCATCCATATATCTATGAGTTTGATAAGCCTGGAGAGGCTGCTCATACTGTCTGCAAAAACCCCTATATAAAAAGGACACACGATGTTATTCAATACATTAAAGAATGGAAACGGAGAAATCATAATGCCAAAAGTGGTAGTTGATAACGACCTAACAACTGATGTAACAAAAGTTTCTGATGAATATTTAATCACGAAGCAGTTTAAAACATCAGCTGATTTTTCTCAGTTTATTGAGAAAGAAGCAAGTAGAACCAAAGCTGGTCATATTGATACAATCGTTTCATATTGCACTAAGAATAATCTAGAAATTGAATCTGTAAAGAAACTTCTTACAGCTTCTCTTAAAGATAAAATTAAGGCAGAAGCGCAAGATCTAAATCTCATCAAAGGTGAGAAGTCTGGTAAGTTGCCGTTCTAATGGAACCATTTGAAGTTTACAAGTTATATCTTGCATTAAAACTTCACTTTACAACAGAAAAATATGACATCACGAAAACACGTGGTGCAGTGAAAGCAAGCGAGAAAGCATTCCTTAAACGCAAGGATATTATCGCTATGCGTAAACTCGCAAGGGATTACAAGAAAAAAGAAGTTATTGACTTACTTGTAGCCAACTTCGTTTCAGGTGATAGATGGGGAGGAATGTTTGACTCTCAATCAGCTGAAGTATATAAGGAGTGGAAGGCTCGTAAGTCTAGAAGAGATTATCAGTTTGAACAAGACGTTGAACTGATAAAATTAGAAATGGAAAAACAATCTATTTCTAATCCATTTGTAGCTGATCAGGGGCAACACGCTCTGGTGTATAAATTATATCTTGGTAAAAAAATTACGATAGAATCGTTGATTTCTCTTGACAAATTATACAACTTCAGCTATAAAGGTAATGATGATATTTTCCTTGAGGGAATAAATCTACTCATTAGAAAGTATCGTCCGTTTGTTAAACTAACAGACAAGATGAGGTATGTAGGTGAAAACATTTATAAATAACTCGTTCGCTGATACAGAACAAACATACATCGAAGACAACGCTTATACGGAGAAAAAATATGTCGTTTAATTCACTATCTGACTTGCGCAAAGCAAGAGGCTCTTTCGATAATCTAATGAAAGAAGTCGAAAAAATTGATTCCCCCCAAAATAACTACAAGAAAGATGACGGTAACGAGTGGAAACTCTCAGTAGATTCCGCTGGTAACGGTTACGCTGTCTTGCGTTTCTTGCCTGCACCGAAAGGCGAGGAACTCCCATGGGTTCGCATGTTCAATCATGGTTTCCAAGGTCCAACTGGTAAGTGGTATATTGAAAACTCACTTACTACGCTGAACCAACAGGATCCTGTTTCCGAGTTGAACAGTGAACTTTGGAACAGTGGCACTGATGCAAACAAAGATATTGCTCGCAAGCAAAAACGCCGTTTGTCATACTACGCTAATGTTCTTGTTGTAAAAGACTCAGCTAATCCTCAGAACGAGGGTCAAGTGATGCTTTACAAGTTCGGTAAGAAAATCTTTGACAAACTGAAGGATGTTATGCAACCTCAGTTCGAAGATGAATCACCAGTAAATCCATTTGATTTCTGGGAAGGTGTAAACTTTAAACTGAAGGCACGTCAGGTCGATGGATATCGCAACTATGACAAGTCTGAGTTTGAATCAACCCCTACTCCTGTTGCTGAATCTGATGAAGACATTGAAGCAATCTGGGGCAAGCAACACTCACTCGCTGAGTTGGTAAGCCCTGACAACTTCAAGTCTTATGAAGATTTGAAAGCTAAACTGGATATGGTTCTTCAAGGTGGTTCGAAAGTAACTACTGCTGAGAAAGTCGCCGAACAAACTGGTGACGTTGAAGACCAAATCTTTGTTCAGGAAGCTAAGACACCTGTTTCAGTAGTTTCAAGTGACGATAGTGAAGATGACACTTTGTCTTACTTCGCTAAGTTGGCTGAAGAAGACTAAGAATCATTCTCCTATGGATGATGGAAGGGGAGCTTCGGCTCCCCTTTTTTTAATTAAAATCCAAACGAAAAGAAACTTCCGAGCCTTTTAAGTTCTTTAGCTGTATCATCATGCGCTTTGTTATTAACTGAAATCCCTGTTGTTATAGTATCTTTCTCGCCACCAGCTTGGGAAGCAGCAGGAGTTTGTGGGGTAGGAGCAGGTGCGCTTTGTCTTGCTGCCTTCATATCGGCAGCTTCATTAGCTGAAGTTTGCGCGCCTTGTAACTTTTCTCCTGAAACTTGAGGCGGTGCTGTATATTCTAGCATCTTATTAGCAGACATTCCCTCGAGCTTTTTAATCTCATCAGCAACTTTGTTATTGACTTCTCGTTCTCCCAAACCAGAAGATTTTAGAGATTTTCTGTAACCTTCAAGTTCAGCTTTGATATTATCGAATGCTTTACCTTCTTCTTCGCTTCTACCAAACATCGATCCTCTTTTTTCTTCATCGAATTGAGACATAATTACATCGTCTAATCGACCGCCACCAGCCCCTATGAAATTGGTGTCACCGAGGAGTGCTTCTCTTCTGTCAAAGTTATTTGCACCAACGCCACCGATAGCTTCTGAATATCTGCCAGCAAACTCGTTTTGTTTTGCCAACATATCATCTCTAAATTTTTGCTTTTCTTCATCGCTTGCAAAAAGACCAGGAGTTCTAATCCCTTCTCTTTTAGCAACTTGCATCGCAGCAGTAAACTCGAACTTTTTTGTATCTGCTGCTCTGAATTGATACGCATCTGAAGCCGTTGCTCCAGCTTCACGATATTTGTCTTCAATAGCTTGGATATCTTGAACATTACCTTCTCTAAATGCAGTTTCCAGTTTTTGAGAATCAGCAGGGTCTCCGCCTTGGCCAATCATTGCCATAATCTGAGATTTCTTTTTCTTATTGGCTTCTTGTTCAGCTTCGCCTACAGTTCCATCATTTTTGAATCGATAACGATCTATCTCTGTAAATTTGGCTAAAGATTGCGCGCCTTCTCTATTTTGTAATACTCCAGCTACACCATCTAACTCTTCACCGCCACCTGCTAGTTTTTTAAGGTCTGTGTCTGCTCTAGTTTCTTTCGGGGTTGGTTCTCTGGTTACAGCGATAGCGGCACCCAAAGCTAAGATAGCTGAGCCAAGACCACTAGTAATACCTTTTTCGAGACCTCCGATAAGTTTAGCTAATTTTGAATCATCTTCCCCATCTAATCTCTCTTTGATTTCTTCTTCGCTTGGCGGCGGTTTTGCTTGTCCTCCAGCAGAAGGTGGAACTGTAGTATTTTTAGCTGTTTTCTGAGTGTTCTTTTCAATAGTTTTCAACACTTTAGTTTGATTGGCAAGTTCTTCCATTGAAAGCTCAGAAGCTGCTGCAATATCACCAGACATTGATGAGGTCGATGCTACAGTTGGTGTGATAGGAGCAGCCGCGCCACCGCTCGACCTTCCAGCTCTACCGACAGCGTTATTTGCTGCTTTAAAGTTGACCACATTATTTGCAGGAGATTGTTCCGCCCCAGTTTTTACCACATCCGAAAAACCGATTGCCGCAGCACCACCGCCGACACCACCAGCTGCTCCAGCGCGCATGGCACCACCAGTTCTTGCTGCTACTGCCCCAGTTGTTCTTGCTATTGCGCCAAGCCCTGCTCTTGCAGCTGCGCCACCTAATGCTAATAATGGTAATGCCATTTTTTATCTCTTCTTTGCTTCTTCTGTTTTTTTCTTAAGATGTTCAATTAGCATACTGACATAGACTTCTCTCTCCCACGGTATCATATTTTCTAAGTCTGATAACGAATAACTATGTTCCTGCATTAATAAAAAGTTTGTCTTATACAGGTTCATTAGAGATTCATGGGAGAGAGTTATACGAAAAAATTTTCGTAACCGTCAATCACAAGATAATTGTCCTTCTTACATTCCTTACAGCTAAAATTAATCGTATGATATAATTGCGGCATTGTTTCAAAAAAAGTTTTAACCTTGCCGAATTGTTCTGGTGAAAGGTTTTCGATCCATTCAATTCTTTCATCTGGTGGGCTAGTTTGAAAATCGATAGTTTCCTCAGAAGTAAAAATTTTATCAATAGAGTTTGCCGCAACAATATAGATGTCAGTTTCTTCTTCTGCTCTAGCCAATGAAGCAACCTCGTCAACGCTTGGATACTTCATCTCAATTATAATATCTTTGTTTAACTCAACTCGATTAGTATGTTCTTCATCTTTTACAATGTCTACTTCATCGATATCAAGGAAAACTTCATTAGAACTTTCACATTCGCCACATTTGGCTGAGAGTTCAATAATATTCCCGATTGATTGCGAACGAAGTGTCAAAAATACTTTTTGAACTTCAAACATTGGGAGTTTTTCGCCATCAATTTTTCCATATGAGCAATTAGTGATAACTTGTTGAGCTGCATGAAGCATATCAGATTTATCACTAGACTCACTTGCCATAACTAAGATCTTTTCTTCTTTTACAAGGAAGGGTCGGAACTTATAATTTTTTCCCAACGAATCAATTTTCATCTTGAATGTTGGAACATCAATTTGCGGTAGTGCCATAATCTTTCTCACTTAATAATTAAAATCCTAAAGATTCAGCAATTCCTGATGAATCGCCATCCTTGAATAGGTTTACAAATCTCTTAATGTTACCAATCGGACTATTATCTAATGTATCAGAAGTCCAATATCGGTATGTAAATGTCATAGTTACGCGAACTGGCGCATCTGACGCTTGGCTCACTGGTGTTAAGTTTAGTAGCCTTGGCCACGCTTCTTTCAGTTGCCACTTCCCAGTTCGTCTGTCATTTCTATCTAACGTGTAGATGTCAATTTCTCCAGTATAGTCATCATAGAAACCAACTTCTTTTGACCGTATGTCAGCTGTTGTTCCCATCCACGCTTCAAAGTATTCTCTTACATTCCAGTCTGTGTTACAATAGAAAGTCAATGTCGCGTTGTCGCCAAAAAACTCAACACCCTGCGCACGGTATTCAGTCCAGTTGCCAATCTTAGTTGGAGCGAAGGTAGAAATAAGTCCAGGAATCGCAGCTTCTTCACAAAGTAATGAGATTTCTCTGTTACTTCCCCTGTTAGAAGCACTGCTCATTACGATTTCAAACCTACTAGCTCTCGCGAGGTCTTTGCTTCTTACATTAGAGAGAAAATCGTTTAGTTGAAAGGTGGATTTAGCCATTAGATCATTTTCCTTGAGTCTCTGAAGACCTTATCTTTAGTCGCGCCTTGGAAGTTTTCAATCGGTAGAAAAATTGCTGCTTTCCAGTCTTCAGGATTTACTTTGTAAAATTGTGTTACAACGTTGCTGACGAGATATCGTTTTACACAAGGTCGGACTTCATTTCCGACACTTTTTAACAATGACCAGTTATATCTCATTTTAGTATCTGCGCCAATGGTTCTATCATTAGCAGTTTCAATAAGCTCTCCAAGAACTTTCGCTCTTAAGAGGTATGGAAGATAATGAAGGTTTAATCCATAGAAGCCGCCAGTAGCAGTTTCATATGGTAATACTAGAGGGAATGTATCGTAATATGGAAGTTTCTTTTTCATTTTTGGATCGTATCTGTAGAGATACATACTACCAATTTCAATATTTCCCGCTGTCTCGAACATATCTGAACGCATAGCCTGCGCAGGTGAGTTAATGTTACTCGCTAATTGCCTGACTTGATTCTGATACCAGTTCATAGATCGACGCTGGTCGTTAGAGTTTGCTCGTATTTGTTCAAAAGGATTAGCCATAACCCTATTTATACGAAATCCCTAATTCTTTCTCTGTTATTATCTTAAATTCCCAGCCCTGATCAAGACAAAACTCAGTTGCACTTTCCCACTTTGCGATATTGGTGCCATATTGCTTAACTTCTTCAATAAAGCGTTTGGTCTTACGTTTTGGTATATTCGGCTCTTTAGTAAATCTCTCTGGCTTTATTTCGATGAGATACTTCTTATTATTAAGTTTCATATAAAAGTCAGGGAAGTATCTATGCATTCTTCCGTCGAGAGGAGAACGATATGGTATGGCTATTTCTTCAGAACCCCATTCTACGATATGATCGTTGAGATCGCACCAATTCATAAATTTTAGCTCATATGATGAACGATAAATAATGTTTGTTACATCACCCCGATATTTTTTAGGATTTCTTGGTTTAAACCGACCCTGATGAAGTTTCTTTGAATAAGGCATTATAAATAACTTAAATGATAAAAAACTATTTATAGAGAAGCGCATGTCTCAGACAGAAACAACTAACCCATCAAACACCAGTGCAACGCAAGAAGTTTTTGGACCTGTTGATAACAGAAAGGCTGCTGCCGAAGCAAAAATACTTGCTAAAAAAACAGCAAAAGTTTACAGATATCCAAATAACTTAGATACATCTGAACAGCCACATAGTGTAAACTTTTTCATAAGCGAATACGTTCCAGGTGGAGATGTTCAAAAAATTGCTGCAGAAAATAATATCATTAATGATACAATTGGTTCTCCAACAGCAAGAGCAGGTAACGGAATTACAGCTGAAAATGCTCAAAATGTCAGTGAAAATTTAAGAATTGGTGCAGCATTTGTCGGTGCTTTAGCAGGCGGTGCGGTAGGTGAAAAAGTGGGTGACTTAGTAGGTAGGCTAGTGGGAACTGGTGCAGGTGCATTAGCGGTCGATAAACTGATATCAACAGATGCCACGTCAATTAAATCTGCTCCTGCTAAAAGGATAACAAGTTCTATTTCATTACATGTAGCTCAATCTCCTCAAGCAAAATATACAGCAGAATATGAAAACGAAAGTATTGGCGCATTACTTGGAACTTTGACAACTTCTGCTGGTCAGGGAACTATTCAATCAGTTATGACAGAGGCGGCTAATGGTAATTTGCAAGAACTTGTCGCAAGAGGATTGGTCGATGCAGCTACCCTTCCGAAAGAGCTTGGCTTGGGTGATGTAAACCTAAGTGGTCTTGCTAGAGCAGCGAGTAAAAAGGTTAGAAATCCATTCCAAGAACAAATCTTTAAAACTATGAATTTTAGATCTTTCGCATTTCAATACAAATTTGCACCAAGAAATAGCTCTGAGTTTGATTCTGTGATGTCTATTATTAACTTATTTAAATTCCATATGCACCCAACTAAAGCAAATGATGGAGCTTTCTTTACATTCCCATCAATCTTTGATATTGAGTATAGATACAAAGGCTCGAGAAATGCGTTTGTGAATAAAATTGCTACATCAGTATTAACCGATATGACAGTTGATTATGGTTCAGAAGGTGTGTTCACGACATTCAGAGGAACTGAAGGCAAGCCTTCAGAAATTACCCTCGCAATGCAGTTTAGAGAAATTTCTCTGCTTACAAAAGGTCAAGATGGACAGTTGACAAACGGAACAGGAGTTGGATACTAATGTTTAAAGATTTCCCAAACCTTGGTTACATTTCAGACAACAAAGTTGTGACTGTCAAAGATATTTTCAGAAGAGTTTCTGTTGTCTCAGAAAATATTAATAGCTTTGACATAGAATATTACACAATTCAAGATGGTGAACAACCAGAAGATGTGGCGTATAAATTATATGGTGACCAAAAACTTTACTGGACGATTCTTTTAGTAAATAACATTATCGACCCATACAATGAATGGTATTTATCTGCAGAAGTTTTAGAAAAATATACGACAGAAAAATACGGCGGAGATTTTTTGGATACTGTTCATCATTGGGTTCTTCCTGAAAGAGTAGAAATTTGCGTTGAATATGATAGTGCTAGACTAGCAGCAGGAGAAATAATTCCAGTTACTAATCTTGAACACGAAACACTTTTAAACGATAACAGACAAGATATACAGGTTGTTAACAAAAATCGAATTCAAGATTTTGTAAAAGAATTTAGCAACAAAATTAGGCGATAGTATGGCAGACGAAATTAATGTGTCAGCAGGTGATGTCAGAATCGAAGAAGCATATATCACTTCGAAAATTTCTGGGACAACAGACATTAGAAACTTCTTGATGGGTTTCGATGTATATCACGCAGTAGATGTAAACTCTATTACCGCAAATTTTTACATAACTGATGCGACGGGTTTGATCACATCAATTCCAATTAACGGTCAAGAATTTTTAACAGTAAAATTTAAAACTCCGAATATTGATACATCATTTTATAGAACATTCGTTATCCACACAATTTCGAATAGATCTTTGATGAGAGATAGAGAACAAAGATATACGTTAGAATGTATAACTGCAGAAGGTTATGTAGATACAACGCTTAGATTAAATCAAAAATTTAAAGGTGGAACTGATAATCTTGCTGAATTAATTTATAGTAACCTCGCTGAAACTATGGTTCTTGGAGAAGACGGAACAAGTGCAGGCAAAACTCCCATCGAAATTCCTGACAGACCTTTCTCGACTAACAATTTTGAGTTTTTAGCAAATTACTGGTCTCCCTTTAAATGTTTAAACTTCTTAGCGAGTAGAAGCCGACACGCATCAACTAATAAAACTAATGTTCTTTTCTTCGAGAGGGCAGCAGGATATTACTTTGGTTCTCTCGAGACACTAATCAAAAAGCAAAAAGATGCGAGCTCGATTTACGATGAATATACTAAGATTGAAAGTCAAGAAACCCCTATCTATGATGATTTGCGAGATAAGAGCTACAAATATCAAAGTAAGTATTTGAATAGTCGTTATCATACAATCAAGTCTATGGCTTATCCGAAGTATAAAAGTCTAATACTCAACAACTTCAAGGGGTTTCATGCAACCTCTATTTTCTCATATGACTTTGTTACAAAATCATTACTGACAATGAAATATAATAATAGTCCAAGCGCAACAGAAGCAGCTGCTGAAGATAGAAAATACATAGAAGAATTTTTCGACGATTTCGAAACTATTGGTAAATATAACACAATCGGTGATGATCATAGAGCTGAACCTTTGTCTCATAGATCGTTTACTCCGATGGCAACTTCTTTGTTCGGTTCGTCATATAGCCGTGGCGTCCAGCAAATAAGAAATCAATTGATACGAAATTTCTCAATGGCAGAAATTGATAATAGTGCGATAGAAATTACAGTTCCAGGAAAAACAGATGTTGATTTAGGTTTGTTAGTTCGGTTAGTATTCCCGAAGACAGACGACAAGAGCTCTGAACCAGATATACAAGACCTTGAAGATCCATTCGTTTCAGGTTTATACATGATTACTGCTATCAGACATACAGTCTCAAACGGGAAGCACGATATGGTGTTACGTTTGATGCGGGATAGCTTGGGAGAATAATATGATATACGGTAACTTTACATGGTGGATCGGCGTAGTTGAGGATCGTGATGACCCAATGAAAATTGGTCGATATCGCGTTCGTATTCAAGGTTATCATACAGGCGATAAGTCTGTTCTTGAAACAGAAGATCTACCATGGGCGATGACAGTTCAACCTGTTGGATCAGCAGCAGTTTCTGGTGTTGGCCACGACGGAACTGGTCTTGTTACAGGCTCAACTGTTGTTGGGTTTTTCTCAGACGGTGAAAACGAACAGATGCCCATTATTATGGGTTCTCTTGGTGGAGTTGATACTTTACTACCAAACACACAAGCAGGGTTCTATGACCCAAAAGGTGTTTACCCAAAAGAAGATTTCATTGATGAGTCTTCATTGTCTCGTCTTGCTAGGGGTGGCGATGTTGCTGAAA